TTGACTTGCTTTCTACGTTGCTTGTGTTTCTTACTGGCACCCTTAGCGGCCTTGTCGCGTCTAACGGCCTTAAAAGCAAAACCGAGCCGCCTAAATAATGGTTGTTGCTAAAGCTAAACCGGGTGTGCCGGGCGCTCGAGATTACATAGGCAACGCCGACGGGGCCGCACCCGCGCCACGTGCCGGTATGGACGCGTGGATTAAGTGCGCGATTAAGTACAGCAACGAAAGTTTATGGAATAACGGCAGTTGGGGACAGCGCGACATGAAAGGCAAACCGGGCAGCTTGTCGGTACACGCCACAGGCCGAGCCGTAGACCTGAGCTGGCGCTACATGGCAGACAAAAACAAGGGCGTACCAACAGGCCGTAAAACCTCGCTTGAGTTTATTAACAAGGTTGTTGCCAACGCCAACGCGCTAGGTGTGCAAGCAATTTTGGATTACTTTCCAAAACCTTTTGGCCGTGGCTGGCGTTGTGACCGTCAAGCGTGGAGTAGTTACAGCAAGCCCGACATAAGCGGCGCACCGGGTGGCGATTGGTGGCACGTTGAGATATCGCCAAGCATGGCAGACAACCCTCAAGCCGTCGAAGCCGCGTTTTTATTGGTGTTTGGGGATAATCCACCAACCGCGTAGCACCCTGCACTACCGTTGAACTACCGACGGAAAGCTAGAGGTACCTAATGACAGACGAGCTACAAACCTTTTTGTACGAGTGTTACATAACGACACTCGACAACGGCCAACAAGCCATGTTTCAACTATTTCGAGACGCCGAAACGAAACGCGTATTACACGCGCAACTAGCTTTTAAAACCTTGGCTAGCGGCTCGTGGGGCGTCCCCTACCAATGCGAGGTAAAACCATGATTACAGGCACCAAATTAGTAATAGGCATAGTTACAGCCCTTTTGGGGTTTGCGGCCACTACAAGCGCTCTAAACGCGCCTAATGACCAACCAGCAAGCACCATACCAAGCACCGTCTACGTGCCCTTTTCCGTGCCGGCACCAACCACGACGGTAAACGTGGACAGCTGCACAATTGTTGGCACCTTGCTAGCGCTTGAGGGCTTACCAGTAGCCGAAATGGAAACAGCATTAAAGGTTGCTTATCGTGAGAGCCGTTGCACCCATGACGCGTTTAACTCAACCGACACGATGGGCGGTAGCGCTGGCTATTTTCAATTGAATTACTTTTGGTGCAAACCCTCAACGTACTGGCCTACCGGTTGGCTACAAGCCCAAGGCATTTTGAACGATTGCGCCCAACTTTTTGACCCACAAATTAACGTGCGGGCCGCGGTAGCCATTTGGCGTAACAGCGGTTGGCTACCATGGAAAACAGCAAACTAACCCGACACGAAAGACACCCGACATGAGCAACTACGAGCATTACCAAGCGCAATACCCCGAAATAGGTATTAGCGAAACAACGCGCAAAATGTTTACCATTTTGGACGAGCTAGTAAAACCCGCGCACGTGGAAAGCAAACACGCCCGGCACCTCTACCACCTAAAAGGCGAATTGCGGGCGCTACATACCGACATGGTGCGTATTGAAGACCCGCGGGCGTTTGTTATTGAGTTAGCAATAGAGGCGTTAGGCGGCGACGCGTGACCGACACGGGCACAATTAGCCAAGCCCAAAAGGATTACGCAAAGTTTATTGCGGCACAACGCAAAGAGTGTGCCAACACGTTTAACAGCGAGCGCAAACAATTTAGGGCAGCCCGCGAAGCAATCGGCGCGTTAGGTGAGATTGTGTTTGCAGACCACTACCTATTGGAACACCCGGGCGTAACACTTTTGGGCAGCGTCGAACACAACGCACTACTTGGCGACGTAGACATTTACCAAGTTAAAACTACGGATTGCGCTAACGACGTCGTAAGCCTTATTGTGCCGGGCGTTGAAATAGACCGCTACCCCAACAGCCCGTTTGTACTTGTGCAGCTTTTACTGCCCGATACCTACAACCTTGTTGGCTGGCTGTACGGCTGGCAAATAGCCGAGCTGGCTTGGCAACACGTCGAGCATGACGACAACAGCGGCGGTAGTTATTGGGTTAAGAGCTACAAACTATGGACAATGGCAGACCTACCAACCGTGTAACAGCGGTGTGCTATAAATACAGACCCGACTAGAAAAGGAAAACCCGACATGCAAGAAAAAGTAGAAACACCGAACACGCAACTACAAAAAGTTACCTTGTTAGTAACAATGCACGATTACGACCCCGAGGATATGAACGCGGGCGAATGGTTGTTAAACGTGCTGGCCGCTGGCGAAAACAAAACACCTCACGCACCATACGCCGCGAAAGCATACGCACAAGCAATGCAAGTGTTAAGCGTCGAAAATTGCGAGATTGTGGTTTCCAATGGCCTTTAACATTGACAACTACGTAGACGTGCCAACTCGTTTAACGGAAGCATTAAAGAAATACCCGAACCTACGCATACAAGAAACCGACGCGCAAGTAGTTACCATGCCCGACGGTTCATGTTTTTACCGCTGCACCGTAACCGTGTACCGAGACGTTGACGACGCGCTACCAGCGATTGCTACAGCTGCCGAGCCATACCCGGGCAAAACGCCCTACACGAAAAACAGCGAATTTATGGTTGGCATGACTAGCGCGTTAGGCCGTGCACTTGGCTATATGGGTTTTGGCGTCAACAAAAGCATTGCTAGCAAAAACGAGGTGTTAGCCCGCCAAGACGACGACAGCCAACCAATGGTTAGGCCTGAACACACTCGAGCGGTAGCAGGTTCTAAAGCCGTCCTAAACGACGCGGCACCAAGCGGAAACTTTGCCAGCGCAAAACAAATCAACTTTATTAAAGCGTTAGCCAAGGGCCGCGAATACGACGAGGGTGAGCTACTAGAAAAGCTGCACGAAATACTCGGCCGTAACGACGTAATACTAGAAACGCTTACAGCAAGCGACGCAACCAAGGTTATTGGAATAATGAAATGACCCGGTACAAGTCCAACTACAGCTACGCACAAGACCTACGCGACGTACGCCAACACAGCATGGAAATAGCCCGCAAATTGGCTGCCGAGCAAGCCTTAGTAATGGAGTTAAACAACCGCATTGTTGAGCTGCAAACCGAGGCAGACCGCCTACAAGACGAGCTTAATTTAGCGCACGAAGCCCTACGTCGCGCATTTAAGCCGCAATGAAACTTACGCCCAACCTATTAAGCGAGCGCGAGTTTAAAAACAGCATTGTTACGCTGGCTCGAGACTTAGGTTGGCTAGTGCACCATGACCTACCAAGCCAACGCGCTAACGGTAGTTGGGCTACAGCAACACAAGGCGACAGCGGCTTTCCTGACTTGGTGCTAGTGCACCCGGGCAACATGGTTACAGGGCTAAAGCCAATGGTTGTGTTTGCAGAGCTTAAGACACAACGAGGCAAGACAACAGCAAGCCAAGAGCAATGGCTAACAGCGTTACGCGCTTGTGGGCAAATGGCGTTTGTATGGCGTCCTGCACAAATGCAAGAGATACAACAGCTACTATTCGGAACCTTTACCCACTCATCTAGTTAGACAATTGGCAAGTACCAAGGCCTACACCCCTCGCAAGGTGACAGGTATAAAACACGGTGACGTGGGTAGACCGACACGCCCCTAATTGGGTGACGTGTTGGGGCGGGCTGTAAACATAACCAGCCAAGTAATGCAAGGGTACGGGTTGAGGCAACCCCGTGGGTGAGCATTACCGCATTAGGCTTTAATCGCTCGAGCATTGACATACCGTTAACAAACCAACACAACCGAGGTAAACCCGACATGAGCAGCTACCAGCAACCACGACAGCAAGGCGCTTGCGCCGCGCTAGCCCAAGCGAAGCGCGGGAGTAGCAATGCCAACTAACAACAACAGCAAACAACGCAATCAAAAAGAATTCAAACACAACCGTTTAAAAGTGCTCGACAACGGCAACGCCGTGTGCCATTGGTGCGGAGTAAACCAAGCAACGGAGGCCGACCACCTTGAGCCCACCGACAACGGCGGCACCAACGAGATAAGTAACCTCGTGCCGGCTTGCAAACCGTGTAACGCTCGACGAGGCCAACAGTACGCACAACAAAAACAACGCGCTAAAACCCTTACACCACAAGGATTTGCCGAACCCGTTTTTTTACAAACGCAAGCGAAGCCCCCGCAAGCTCTAATTCCTATATTTTTTGGAAACCAGCCCGAACCAGCTCTAACCGGCAGATACCAGCCGAGACTAGAAACGACTACGC